TTGTACATCGCGTACTACCAACGCCCCGCTGACCCCGCTGGCCTGCTGTACTGGGCTCAGCGCCTGGACGCCGCTGGCGGCAGCTTGGTTGGCATCATCAATGCCTTCGCTACGTCTGCGGAGTCGCAGGCTCTGTACGGCACGATCAATGCCAACACCATCGACGCTTTCATCGACAGCGTCTATCAAGCGCTGTTCAACCGTGCCCCGGATGCTGCCGGCAAGGCGTTCTACAAGAACGGTTTCCTGAACGGAACGTTCACGGCGGGTAACATCGCGCTGGACATCCTCAACGGTGCGCGAGGCGACGATGCCGTGGCTATCCAGAACAAGGTCACGGTGGCCAATCGCTTTACCGAGGCTGTGGATGGCCGCGCGATGAGCAGTTCCGACTTTGGGACCGGTACGGCGTTTGCTGCGACCTATTCGGGTAATACAGATGCCGAAGTCGCGCGCAACTGGCTGAAGAATGTGACCTCGGATCCAGCCACCGTCAAAACGGCGTCGCAGGTGGCGGCGGATGTTCAGGCCAACATCGCCGACGCGGGTGATCCGATCAAGGGTGCGACGACAGGCCAAACCTTCACGCTCACTGAAAATGTGGAAGTGACCAACGGCAACAGCGGTGACAACACCTTCAGCGCCTACACCAAGTTTGTTGCTGCGGTTGGTCAGATGAACACCCTGCAGTCCGGCGACGTGGTCAATGGCGGCGAGGGCAACGACACCCTGATCGCCGAGTCTATCGGTGGAACGATTGCTGCCACCCTGAACAGCGTCGAAAACCTGCGTCTGACCAGCTACGGTGCAACCACGATCGAAGGCGCCAACGCCACGGGTCTGAAGAGCGTCAGCATCGAGAACTCGGTTGCTACCAGCACCGTGCGTAACCTGAGCGAAGTGGTCGAACTGACCGTCAAGAACCAGACAGGTAACAACAACGTCACCATCGGCTACACCGATACCGCACTGACGGGTACCAATGTTCAGAAGCTGACCCTGAATAATGTCACCATGAAGGCGGCGGGTGGTCAGATCCTGTTCGATGACAACAACGGCGCCGGCACCCTAGAGCGGCTCGATATCGCCGTGACGGGCGCATCCAACATTGCTGGTATTGCTGACGCTGGTGGCGCTACCAATGTCCTGGCTGGCGTGACCACGGTCAACGTCAACGCCACTGCCAAGGCTGATCTGGGCGTAATTGGCGCGGCCAAGATGACCACTTTCGACGCTTCGGCTTCGACTGCTGGCGTGACCGCCGACGTGTCGGTCGCTACGGGTAACGACCTTGCCATCAAGGGCGGTGCAGGCGATGACGTCATCACCTTTGGCGCAACCGCCAACCTGACGGCCAAGGACAGCGTCGACCTGGGCGCCGGTGCTAACACGCTGCGTATCACGGGTACGGCCAACGGCACCAGCTACAACGTCAAGAACGTCCAGACGCTGGAAGTCACGACTGATGGTAACAACCAGGTCAATGCTGAGGCATTTGGCGCTGGCGTCTCGACCATCGGTTTTGTTTCGGCTAACAACGGGCACACCGGCCAAGTCAATAACCTGGCAGACGGTGCTACCGTCGCGGCCAAGGACGCGACCGGTGCTGTCAATACGCTGGCTGCCCTGACCATCAACGGCAAGAACACCAGCGGCTCGACCGACAGCGTCACCGTCAAGCTGTTCAGTAACGACGAAGGCACGGCTTCGACCCCCAGCGTCTTCACCGTGACCACGCTGACTGCGGGCGGCTACGAGAACATCAAGCTGGTATCCGAAGGTAAGGCCAACACCGCCAACGCCGTGACCACGCTGACCGCGACTGCGCAGAAGACCGTGACCATCGAAGGCGACAAGAAGCTGACCGTGGGTAACGCCCTGAGCGCAACCACCGTTGATGCATCGGCTTCGACGGGCGGCGTCGATCTGAGGCTGGCTGGCACGGCTGTTTCCGGTGGTAAGCAGACCGCAACGGGTGGTACGGGTAACGACACCTTCCGTATCAACACTGGCGTCTTGACCAAGGACATCAAGATTGATGGTGGTGATGGTACCGACACTCTCGTCTTTACCGACGCCGGTGCAATTAACTTGACCGGTGTAACCAATGCAGAAAATCTGGCTGGTGTATCGAACTTTGAGAACCTCTCCTTCGGCGGCTCTAACCTGCAGATCGACGACGCCACTCTGAACCGCTTCACCGACAAGACCATCAACGTTGTTGAAAAGGGTGGTGTTGCCACCACGCTGAATGCTTCGGCTGTACTCGGTTCGACCTCCAAGCTGAACGTCGATGCCTCCGAAATGACGGGCGGTGGCTTCGCCTTCGCCATCAGTAACGGTATCGACGGCTTTAAGGGCTCGGCTCAAGCTGACACCATCGTGGTTGGCGCAAGCGCCTTCCTGACGGATGCTGACGTGCTCAACGGTGGTGCAGGCAACAACAACGTGTTCGACTTCGACACCACCGGCGCAGCCAAGCAGATCGTCACCGCTTCGCAGCTGACCAATGTTTCCAACTTCAGCACCTGGAACATCAAGGACACTGCAACGACTGCCAACGAGTTCGAGCTGACTGTGACCAACGCAGTGGCGGCTCAGAACATCAACAGCACCAACAACACGCTGACGATCTCTGCTGCAACCAACGCGCGTGACAAAGTCACTATCGACGCAAGCGACGTGGGCAGTGCTTATAAGCTGAACGTTGCAACAGGTACAGCAGCTGCAGCAGCAGGTGCGCAAACTGTGAAGCTCGGCGCAGGCGACGACTTCATCACGCTGAACTCTGCAGCAGCAGGCGCTACGGTGAACACCGTGACGCTGGGCGGTGGTAAGGATACGGTGGAGTTCGCAGCTGCTACAGCCAAGGCTGCGGCTGCGGCTACTGGTGTTCTGCTGTCGAACAACGTCATCAAGGACTTCAACTTCGGTACCGCAACCGGCACCGGTGCCAACGTTGACAAGCTCGACCTGGGTGCCTTCGGCATCGTGACCGCAGCGGCCGCTGCAGACGGCATTGGCAAGGCTGGCACTACCGGCGACTTCCAGGTCGTCGTGCTGAATGATGTGTCCTACGATACGCAGCAAGCTGTGGATACGGCAGTCAAAGCTATCGCCACCGGGAACACTGCGGGTGACAAGGTCGTCGTGTTCTGGCAGGACAGCCTGGGTCGCGTCCAGGTTGGTGTTGACCTCGACGCCACAGTCGACGCTGCTGCTAGCTATCTCACCACTGGCGTCGTGACGCTGGGTGTGCTGGAAGGTGTGACCATCACCGGTGTCGCTGCCAACATCGACCTGGGCGACCTGATCCTCGTCTAATCTGCCCCGGCAGAACAAGCACCCGCCCTCGGGTAGGTGCTTGGGGTGATCGAAACCCTGTCCTTCTCACGAGGGGCAGGGTTTTTTACAGGAGTTAAGGATGAAAGTATTACAAAGCCTCGGTCAGCACGGCGGGACACAGCAAGTTGCCGTCTTTCAGTATCGGCGTAACCCGGCAGGCGTCGAGGTTCATTCTGTGCCTGCTGGCGATTCTTTTTGCATTTCTGCGCAGGAATGGCAATCGATGCTGGGCAAGTTAGCTCAGTCATCGCGTGCGACATTTCCATTGTCGGGCGAAGACTCCCTGCACAGCCGAATCCTGGAAGCCTTGCCAGGCAAGGGTTTTAATCCCTCACATGCGGCCAAGATTGCCGCGATACTCGAGCATGAAGGTTCGATCGACCACTACGGTGGAGTTATGGGACAAGGACAGTCTGCGTCAATCTATTTGCGCCGTGACTTTTGAGACTGCTGTCTTCCGATGACGAATGAGACTACATCCACTTTGTCGTCACCGTGAAGGCGGGTTTGCTTGAATAAGGAATAATAGGGAACAGACCACGGTTTTCCTGAAAACCCTGTCCTTCTCACGAGGGGCAGGGTTTTTTCCATAAGGGCCTTGGGTAGCAGGGTCTTTACGGAAGAGACGATGGGGATGTAAAGATTGGATGCGACGAAGTTGATGCGACAAAAAGTCGCGTGAAGAGGCGTGAAGAGGCGAAAAATATCGTTACGTCAATGACTTAGCGCCGTTGTTCGCGCTGCGTGCGTTTGCACGCATTGCACGCGACAAAAAACGCCGACAGACAGGGGGTTAGGCGCGTTTTTGTAAGGTGGCCGTCAGGTCTCGAACGGCTTGCCTGAGTTCGGCCAGCTCTGCCTGCTGACGAGCGCGCGCGAAGAATTCGTTGATGAGGGCCTCGGCCTCCTCTGGTGTGGTGGCGGACTCGACCATCTCGATGATCTTGGCCCAGCGGCGAGCATGGCGGCCCGCGAGCGCATCGAGCGATGCGCTATCAGCTTGATTTTCCGCCGTTTTTTCTTGCTTGCCCGGCAGCATCTCGCCTTCGCCGGTGAGTAGCCACGTCATGTTCACGCCGGTCTTTGCGATGGCCGCCAGAGCCGCTGCGCCTGGCTCGCGTTCGTTGTTCTCGTAGCCGACGATGGTTCTCTTTGGAAGGCCAGTCCTCTTGGAGAACTCGTCCTGCGTCAATCCAAGCGCATGCCTCCATGCCTTAATACGAGCGGCTATTTCAGACATGTCCGCTTCCCCGCTTTCTCGTCAAGTGGGGAATGCGAAAGTGGGGAACTTCCCCGCTTCCCCGGTTGAAAGCGGGGACAAGTGGGGAAGAAAAAATTCCACGATCGTGCTTGACAAGTTCCACAGTTGAGCTATATTTGCGCCATGATGTTGTCCAATGTTGGCACAAAACATGGCACACGTGAGAACTTCTGACGAAGCTCGTCGAGAGCTTGAGCGGCGAGGCAAGACGATTAGGCAGTTTGCCCGAGAGATTGGGGTGAGCGAGCGGATCGTTTACGGACTCTTGCAAGGACGCTTCCTTGGACGGCGCGGTCAGGCGCACAAGGCGGCTGTACTGCTCGGCATCAAGGATGGGGTGATCGAGTGAGTTACACACTTGAGCAACTGGCGCTCGCCCTCGGCGTCACAAAGGATGCCGTCAAGAAAAGAGCAGCCCGCGAATCCTGGCCCTACGAGGAGCAGACCTGTCGAGGCGGTCGGCGGCGGGTGTATCGGCTGGATGCGGTACCCGCCGATGTACGGCAGGCGGTGGAGTTGTATCTGGCGCAGCACGCGGCTGCGCGGGTGAATGGAGGGAAAAACCATGGGGCAGAAGCAATTCAAGCCCGTCTCACGTGTGATGAGCGGGCCGGTGCTGGTGGCGTCAATCATCCGGCAGGGCAACGGCCGGCCGGGGTCGCCGGTGCGGTGGCTGGTGTATTGGTCGCCACTGGCGGAGCGGCTGGGGGCGCAGCCGGGAATCGTCTTCCGGTATCGGCAGCAGGCCGAAGCGGAGGCGCTGCTGTGGGCGGAGTTGAACATGGCGCATGCGCCTCGGGTCGAGATGGCGCGGTGATGGCCGCTACGCGAGATGTCGCCATTGCTACGCCGGATGTCGCGCCTGCCTTTTCCGCCCCCGGCGGCGAGCTCATCCAGGCGGGGGCGTGCCCTCTCCCCGCCCACACCAGCCCGGCGGCCACCGGCGCGGGTGAGCTCACCGGCGGGGGTGGCGCTGGAGGCGCCTTCGTGCCGGGCGGCGGTGCCGCCGTGCCGGCAGGGCACCCGATGGCAGCCGCCGCGACGGCGGCGGCGAACGCGGGCAACGGGCCGCTAACCCGTGGAGCCGGTTCGATTCCGGCTGCCTCCGCCACCACGCGGGCAACATTTAAGGATTCCTTACAGGTTGCCAGTGATGACGACCTTTCCGACGCCATCCTGGTGGGCCGGCTGGTGGGCGCGCGGCGCCCGACGGAGGCTGACTTCGAGCGGGTGCGCCGGGCGCGGGAGATCATGATCGCGCTGCGGCCGCTGCTGGATTTGCCTGAGCGGCACCGGGGGCGGCGGGCGCTGGCCGAGCGCATCGGCGAGGCGCTGGGCTGCGGCTGGCAGCACGTGTACCGGCTGGCTGAGAAGGCGCGCGAGGGCGGGCTGATTGCGATTGCCCGCATGGGCATGCGGGCCGACCGGGGGCAGGCGCGGGTGGTGGTGTCTGCGCCGTGGATGGTGTGGGCCGAGGATGCGGCGCGTGCCACCGGCCTGGATGTGCCGCAGCTGGCCGAGCGGATGGTGCAGGCGGTGCGCGCGGCCTGGGTGGGAGGCGCGCCGTCGGCGCGGCAGGCGTGGCTTACCGCCACCGCCGCCGTGGGCCGGGCTCTGCATGAGGCGGGCGCGCCGAGCGATCTCGTGGCGCGACTGCTCCATCTGCCCTGCCCGCGCCGCTTCGCGGAGGCCGAGGGCCAGCAGTTCCGCGTGGCGGGCCGGGCGCGGCGCGATGCCAAGGGGGTGTATGACCGGAACCTGGCGCCGGTGAAGCGCACGGCGGCGGGGCTGATGCCGGGCGATCTGGTGTGCGGCGACATCTCGCCGCTGGACATTCCGGTGGCGCGGCCAGATGGCAGCACGGCCTATGCGCGGATGATTTCGTGGCACGACGTGGCCACGAACTGGCTGTGGATCGACCTGTTCCTGTGCGAGAAGGGCGAAGGCGTGCGGCGCGAGCACGTGGCGGCGAGCTTCTGCCGGCTGTGCGAGCAGGCGCCGTTCGGCGCGCCGAAGCGGCTCTACCTGGACAACGGCAGCGAATACAAGTGGGAGGAGCTGCTGTTTGCCTGGGCGCAGCTGGCGGAGCTGACCGGCCAGCGCTTCCGGGCGGATGAGGCGGCGCTGCTGCCCGAGAGCGGGCGGGTGGTGCGCTCCATCCCGTTCCATCCGCGTGGCAAGCGCATCGAGGGGCAGTTCGGCAACCTCGGGCGCTGGCTGGGCTGGTGGCTGGGCTATGTGGGCGGCAACCGCATGGCGAAGAAGGTGGCCAGCCTGGGCAAGGCCCCGGTGGTGAGCGAGTACGAGGCGGTGCGGCAGTGGCTGGCCGCCACGCTGGATGACTACCACGCCACGCCGCAGGGCGGCGAGCACATGGGCGGCCTCTCCCCGCAGCAGAAGATCGACCGGGCGCTCGATGCGGGCTGGAAGCCGATGCGCATCGACCGTGTGGCGCTGATGCTGGCCTTTGCCGACCGCGAGGTGCGCACGGTGAGCCGCGGCGCGATCCAGTACCGCGGCATGACCTGGACGGCGGACTTCCTGATGGGGATCGAGGGCCGCGTGGAGGTGGCCTACCCGCGCATCGCGGCGCCGGAGTTCGAGGCGCTGCTCGTCATCCACAAGGGCGAGGTGCTGGGCGCGGCGGCGCCGGAGCGGGTGTTCGGCATCCTGGACGAGGCCGGGGCGAAGGAGGCGGGCCGCCGCCGCCAGGCGCTGCGGCTGCTCATGGCCGAGAAGGTGGAGCAGGCCGGCGGCGTGCTGGATCAGGCGCAGGTGGCGGGCTTCCGGGCGCAGATGCTCGGATTGCAGGCGACGCTGGACCGCGCCAGCGAGGCCGCCGAGGTGGTGGAAGCCAGCGGCGAGCTGGCCGACATGGCGCGCGCCTATGCGCGGGCGCGATCGGAGCTTTCCGAGCAGGCCAAGGCGCTGATGGCGCGGGCCAAGGCGGCGAAGGAGGCCGAGGCGCTCACAAGGCTGGCCTTCGAGGACGAGGAGACGAAGGCCGCGCGGGCGCTGGGGTTTTGAGGTCCGGCGGCCGCTGGCAGGCGGCGCGCCGGGAGTTGATGGCATGACGTGAGGAAGCAACGTGAAGGATATCCGAGAAACGAAGGCAGTGAAAGAGGCGCTGGCGCTGGCCGATCTGGTGATGGCCAGCGACAACCCGATCGGCGAGATCACCGGCCCTGCCGGCACCGGCAAGACCATGGCGGGCCGCGCGGTGGCGGCCAAACTGGGGGCGATCCGCATCGCCGCCTGGGACGGGATGACGCGCCACCAGCTGCTTGCGGCGGTGGCGGCGGCCATCGGCATGGAGGGGCCGGGCAGCGCCGACCGCGTGCTGCGGCGCGGCGCGCAGGCCGAGCGGGTGATGCTGGTGGTGGACGAGGCCAACAAGCTCTCCTGGCGGGTGCTGGAGACCATCCGGTATCTGGCCGACGAGTGCGGCTTTGCGGTGCTGTTGATCGGCACCGAGCTCTACACCCGCAAGTTCAGCGACGCGCGCACCCGGCCGCTGCTGGTGCAGCTGGGCAGCCGGATCGGCGCCAAGCGCGCGGGCACCCGGCATCTGGACCGCGCCGAGACCTATGCCCACGTGATCCGGCCTGCCTTCGGCGACATCACCGACAAGGAGCTGGTGACGGCGTTCTGGACCGGTTGCCGCAAGGGCAACTACCGGGAGGCGGTGGAGCTGGCCGAGGAGTGCCGGCGGATCATGGCCCAGAACGGCATGCAGGCGCTCACGCCTGCGGTGCTGGAACTGGCGGCGAAGTGGATGGCGAACAGGTACGCGGCGGAGGTGGCTTGATGACGCTGGATGACATCGCCGTGATCCTGGGGTGCAGCAAGCCCACCGCCAGCCAGATCCGGTCGGGCAAATACCCGACCGAGAACACCAGCCTCACAGAGCGCTATGCGCGGCTGGTGGCGGTGGTGGAGGCGGCGCGGCGGGCGGCGGCGCTGGATCCGCAGGCGATCTGCCGGGCCTGCCCGCGCGAGGATTGCACGGGCTGCCGGGTGGCGGAGATGGTTTGAGGATGTGGTGAGGGCATGCATGCGCCCGCTGGCCGGCGGGCGGACATTGGAGTGAATGACATGGCGAAGACTGCCACGAAAGCGAAGCAGGAACAGGCGGTGGAGGCCGCGGCGGGCAAGCCGGCGGCGTGGATCGAGGTGCACGGCTCGGATGAGCGGCTGGAGGCGGTGGCGCCGAAGCTGGTGCAGGCGGCGATGCGGGCCATGGGGCTGGTCAAGCGCATCGATGAGCTGGATGAGGAGCTCAAGGGCCTGAAGGCCGAGTTGGCCGAGGGCGTGGGCGCCGGCCGCAGCCTGGTGGTGCCGGGGGTGTGCCGCGTCAGCGTGGCCAAGACCACGAGCGTGGGCATCAAGGATGCGGACAAGCTGCGCGAGCTGCTGGGCGAGCGCTTTGGCGACCTGGTGAGCGAGTCGGTGAGCTACAAGCCGAGTGAGGCGCTCATTGAGATGAGCGCCGACGGCGACGATCCGATGGCGCCGGCTTACCGGGCGCTGCTGACGGTGCGCTCTGGCACGACGGTGCGCATCATGGCGGAGAAGTGACATGGCGGCGCTGGCGATCGACCTGATCGAGGATGGGGAAGACGCCGCGCTGGCCGCGCCGCCGGTGCGGGCGATCGACACCGAGCTGCCGGCGCGGATTGCGCGCGGCGGCGGCACGGTGTGGGAGGCGCAGCAGGTGGCTGGCCTGATGGCGTGGATGGAGCGCTACGAAAGCGCGCTGCGGCACATCGCGGTGCACGGCACGGGCGAGGCGGCCATGGTGGCGGCCCGCGCGCTGGTGGGCGACTGGGCAGGCGAAGACGGCGTGGTGTCTGCGTGATCCAGCCCATGCCCATGCGCCATGGGCGCGTGGGCATGCACGGGATCGACGCGATGGAGGATGTATCGTGGATGCCAAGACGAGACGGCGCGTGCTGTTGGGCGTGGCGCACAAGGCAGCGGCGCAGCTGGGGATGGATGAAGAGACGCGCCGGGCGGCGCAGATGGCGTTTGCGGGCAAGGCCAGTCTGCGCGACTTCAGTGACGCGCAGTTGGTGGGCTGGTGCTGGGAGTTGAAGCGCCGGGGCGCCGACATCGGCATCCCCGCCCCGCCGCCACGGGGGGGCGCGGGCTGGGGCCGTCCCACCGAGCAGCAGCTGGCCGAGATCGAGCGGCTTGCCCTGGCCATGGGCTGGAGCGGGCTTGACGATGGCGCCTTGCGCGGCTTTGTGCGGCGCACATGCGAGGTGGAGGATGTGCGCTTCATCACCCGCGGGCAGGCCACGGCGGTGATCAGCGGGCTGCGGCGCTGGCTGGCGCAGCGCCAGCGCCACGCCGGGCAGCGTGAAGTGAGCCGGGGGTGGGCATGAGGCTGCGCTGCCCTGTGTGCCACGCCGAGGCGGCGCTGGAGGCGTGGGCCGAAGATGAGGCCGCGCGCGAGATGATGGCGCTGTTGTCCACACTGGATGCGACACTTGGCCGCCCGCTGGTGGCGTATCTGGGGCTGTTTCGATCCGGCAGCCGCGCGCTGAGCTGGGAGCGGGCGCTGCGGCTGGCGCGCGAGGCGCTGGCGCTGGAGCCGGATGCGGCGCGGCTGGCGGCCGCGCTCTCCCAGACGGTGGAGCAGCTGCGCGGCAAGCGCGAGGCGGGCGATGGACGGGCGCTGTCGAGCCACGGCTATCTGCGGCGCGTGCTGGATGGCCTGCCGCGCGCGGCGCAGGCGCTGGCCGCTGCGCAGCCGCAGACGCCGGATTCGGCGGGCGGCCGGCGCCCGCGCGCAACGGCGCCGTCGGCGACGCTGGACGGGTTGATGGCGCTGGAGGACCTCAAGCGCCGCGCGCGCGGCGATGATGCGGGAGAGGCGAGATGAGCGCGGATGAGGCGGTGCCGGGCTGGCTGGTGGCGGAGGTGGCCGAAGGCGTGCAGCGGCTGCTGGTGCTGCGGCTGGAGGGCTGCCCGAGCGCCGATACGGTGCAGGCGGTGGCGCTGGCCTGGGCGGATGCGATTTGGCTGCGCGCCGGCCTTTGGACGCCTGAGCAGGATGCGCCGCGCATCCGGCAGGCGTTTCGGTCGCTGGCCGCGCACGCCACGCGCTGGCCGGCGCCGGCTGATCTGTGGCAGTATCTGCCATCGCGGCCGGAGCCGCCACGCCTGGAGCGGCCGCTGCCGACGCCGCAGGAGCGCGCGCGCATCCGCGCGATGCTGCAACAAGTGCGCCAAAAACTCGTATCATCATAGGGCTTTGCGCACCACCTGCCACCGCTGCGGGTGGTGCGCAAAGGTCTATCCGGAGGGCGCCTGACGCGCTGTGGCCGAAGCGCTTTGGAGGTGCGACATGGCAAGTATTCACGCCGCGCGGCTAGAGCGCTCGCCGCGCTTGCAGCGGGTGCTGGAGCTGCTCTCTGACGGGCGTTGGTACTCCACGCTCGACATCGTGGTGGGCGCTGGCGTGTGCGCCGTCAACTCTTGCGTGGCGGAGCTGCGCGCCAACGGGATTCCGGTGGCCTGCCGCCGGGTTGGGCGCGAGCGCTTCGAGTACCGGATCGGATCGAGCGATGGCCGCGCATGATCTGGAGCGCCTGATCGGGCGCGAGGCGCTCGTGACGCTGGCGCAGGTGGCCGGCGGCCTGGATCTGTATATCCCGGCCAAGGTGCCGATGGACGGGCCGTTGCTGGATCTACCGCTGGCGGCGCAGGAGGCGCTGGCGCGTTACGCCGGCGGCACGCGGCTGTACATTCCCATGCTCTGCGGCGAACTGCGGCGCATCCGCGATGCGCAGATCCGGGCCGCCTGCGATCGCGGCGAGCGGGTGCAGGACATCGCGCGGCGTTTTCGGCTCTCAGAGCGGCGGGTGTGGGCGATCCTGGGGTCGCCGGAGCCGCAGGATGAGGCGCAGGCTTCGCTGTTTTGAGCGGATTGCAGGCGACGAGGCGCGGCTTCAGCGGCCTTGCGTAGCCTGCTCCGCCATGCGGAGCACGCGACGAGCTCGCGCCAGAGCGTTGCTCACCGCCGGCTGGCTCATCTCGGTGGCGCGCGCGGCATCGGTCACGCGCGCGCCGTCCACGAGGATCATGCGCAACGCCTCGCGTGTCGAGCCGGCGCGGCGCAGGCGCAAGAGGCCGCAAAGGGCCTCGAATTGATCGGGCGTCATGCCGCGGTCCGGGCGCGCAGGCCAGCGCGGATGACGGCCAGGCTGTACCGGCGGCCCTCCTCGTCCATCAGGTAGCCGGTGTGAGGACCGGCACGGAAGACGATTTTGTCGCCTTCCTCCTCCTCGTCGGCGAGGGTGACGCCCTCGGTCACGTCAAGGTCGCCGAAGTCGATCTCGATGCCTGCGCGCTCGGCTTCCGCAGCCGCCGCCTGGAAGACGTCTTGTCCGTCCGGCACAGTCGCGATGATCATGTCTTCCAGCGTGGCGATGGTGTAGGTCTTGCCCATGTCAGTCTCCGAGCCCCTGATCCCCCGAGGCGCGGGCGGTATGCACAATGCATCCTTGATGCGCACTATATCACTTCTAAACGTGATGGCAAGCCTGGCGCGCACCAGGTTTGAGCGGATTGCAGGCGACAGGGCGCGGCGTCAGCGGCCTTGCGCAGCCCGCTCCAGCGCCTCGGTGATGGTCTCGAGCACCGCCTCCTTGTCCTCGCTGGACAGGCCGACGAAGGGACGCGCCGGGATGTCGCCCCAGGGGATGGGCGCGCCGCGGCGGGTCTTGCCGTGCGCGCCGCGCTTGGCGCCGAAGTGCAGCGTGGCGGCCTGCACGGCGTTGCTGCCGGCCTCGACATAATCGCGCCCGGCCTGGTAGGCGAACTGGCTGGCCATCATGCCGGAGTCCACCAGGGGGCGGGTGCCCTTCTTGCGTGCCAGCGTCACGGGCGAGTTGGGCGCGAAGGGCCGGCCCTCCACGTCGCGGCTGTCGCGCAGCCGCGCGCGCATGCCCTCCACCAGCACCTGGCCGAGGTCGTGCATGACCGGGGTGAGGTCGGAGACGCGGCGCTGAAGGTTTTCGAGCGCCTGCCGCACTTCGCGGTCGTCGATTTCGATGCGGATCATGGGCTATACTGCAAACGACGTGATCAGGGGAGAAGCCTCCGCCAGGGCCTCCGATCCTACCCCTGCACGGCCTGCTGTGTGGCGGCGCGGCAGGCAATTCATTTCGGGAAACGCCGGCGACCGGATCGCACGCCTTCAAGATATGACGCGTCATCCGCATCGGGGGTAAACGTCGTCACGCCAACCCACCAGCGTTTTGGCACCCACTCAAAGACGGACAAGCCGGGCTGCGCATGGTCGGGTGATTCCCACCATGACAGATAGCGGCGACGCAACGTCATGGCCGCGCGTGCACCCCGCCACTCACGGGCGGCGATCCATTCCCACTGCTCCCACACCTCTTGCGGATAGCGCAGCGTCTCGGCGAGCACGCGCATCCACGGCCCTCTGCCGCGCTTGATGGCCTTATAGATATTGCGCCCAGCGGCGATGGTGGCGGCTCGATCGATGAACAGCGATTCGTCGATCAGCAGCCGCTCTCCGGTGACGTCAGTGAATACCACAGGTTTTCCGCGCCGGGCTCCGAAAACCTCAAGAAATGCATCGATGTAATACTCATCGCGTCGACCTGATGGCAGCAAGAGCCGCTCGTCCAGCGGACGAGGACGCGGCAGCGGGCCAGGACAGTCGCGCGCCGACATTGCTGCCATGCCGCCATCGCAGATAGGAGGCAAAAGCGGCGCGCCCTTAGGCGGCGTGTCGGCGTATTGCGGCGTCAGCGCCCGCACCCGATCCACCACGCTGCCGCCGGGCATGTAGCCGAACCCTTTGTCCACCCCCACCGGCGCGCCGGTCTTGGGGTCGGTCTGCCCGACCCACTCAGGCAGCGGCTTGTCCGGGTCGCCTCCAAGGCGGCGCGCTTGCGCTGGGCCGCGCACCCCAAGCACCCGGCAGCGGCAGCCCCAGCCATTGGGCGGGTAGTGCGTCTGCCAGAAGGGGTCGTCCTTGGGGCGCACGATGCCGTTCAGCGCCACGTGGTGCGGGCGCGGGCGCTGCACGAAGTCGCTGTGCTTGTACATCCAGTGGGTGTAGCCGCCGTCTTCGAGCTGGGCGCGGCGGCCGGCGGCGTAGCTGGTGAGCAGGTTGGTCTCGTAGATGACGCGCGTGCGCCAGGCCAGGCCACGGCCGCCCTGGGGCCGGTCGGCGGTGCGGTCGTCGCCGGTAAAGCCCGCCCAGCCGCGGCGCTGGATGATCTCCAGGAAGCGGCGGCGGAACTGCTGGAGCGTCTCGCCGCCCGCGATGGCCTTGTCCACCGCCTCGGCCAGGTCGGCGAGCAGATCGGCCTTGGCCGCGCCGGCGACCATGAAGGCCACGTCGTGCTCCTGCTGCCAGAGGTCGGTCCACTTGGCGGTGGGCACGAGCCGCCCGAGCTTGCCCCGGAAGAAGGCGATCTGCTCGGCAAACGGCAGCTTCAGCGCTGCCGCCACCTCAGGCGCGCGTGCGGCGGGCATGGTCGCGCTCCCAGTCGTCGCGGCAGTCGGCGTCGCACCAGCGGCGTGGGGACGGCAGGGGCTCGCCGCACCAGTAGCACTGGCCGCAGTAAGGCAAGGCGGGCGCGGGCCGCAGTCGGCGGCGCAGCGCCTCCTCGCGCTCCAGGCGCGCTTGCGTGATGTCAGCGTCGTCCGCCACTTTCCGTCTCCACGTCATAGCGCCCGGCCAGATGCGCGGCGGCAAAGCCGAGCGCCATCACTTCTGCGAGCTGGTCGCTGGGTAGGTCGCCGTAGGCGGCCAGCAGCGCATCGCGCAGGGCCTCGAGGCTTTCGGCCTCATCGACCAGGCGGCGCACGGCGTCGAGGATCACACCCCAGGCGGGCGCGGCCTCGATGTCCATGCGCTCGACCATGGCGGTGACGGGCGTGGGGTCGTCGGCTGCGTCGCGCCAGCCGTCCGCCTTGCCCGCATTGCATGCGACAAGCTGCGCGGCATTGGCTTCGGTGTCGGGCGCAGGAGGCTGGGCGGCGCCGCCCAGCACGGGCTCGTCATCGGCCGGGTCGGGGATGCCCAGGCGCTGGCGCACCCAGCGCTCGGGGATGCGCACGCCGGCAGCCGCCAGCGCCGGGATGGCCTGGGCGTAGGTGGCGATGTCGTCGGGCTCGCTGGTGTCAAAGACGAGGCGCGGGCAGCGGTCTGGCGGGATGCCAAAGTTCAGCGCGGCAAAGGGCGCGATGAGGTCGCGCGTCAGCGTGGCGGCCACCTGACGCGCGTCGGCGTCGCGGATGTCCTCGCGCACGCGCTCGTGCATGTCGGCCACGCCGGAGCCCAGGCCGGTGCTCTTGGCCTGGGTGGAGAGCGTCTGCCCAAGGATGGCGCGCGCGATTGCCTCGTCCGCCCAGCGCACCATGGCCAAGTGCGGACTGTCGCCGCCGGAGGCGTTGACGCGCTGGATTTCCAGCTGCATCTCGAGCGGCATGATGGCGCGCGCGTCGTGGGCGAGGCTGGCTACTGCTTGCAGCAGGCGGCTCTTGTCCTCCTCGGTGGCCTCGCGGCCGTATTTGCCGATGACGAAGGGCAGGCCGAAGGTCTCCAAAAACTCGGCGAAGTCGCCGATGGCATAGGCCTTGTAGACGAACGGCCAGACGATGGCGCGGTAGATGCCGCCGCGCGCCACATAGCCTGCGCGCGGCATGCGCGGCTGGTGCAGGATCCACGTGTAGGGGCGCAGCGGCTCCGATCCGGCGTCGGTGGCCAGCTCGATGCTGCGGCGATCCTCGGAGATGGCAAACCAGTCGTGCGGCCGGGCGTGCAGCTGCGGCAGCCACAGGCCGTCGCCCCTGTCCCACACGATCTCGATGGCGGAAAACCCCTGCCCCACGGCATCCATCAGCGCCACGATGGCGTCTTCGATGGCGTCGTCCATGCTCTCCAGCCACCCGGCAATGGCCTCGGCGGCGCGTTTTTCTGCCGTCGAGGCGTCCTTGGGCGGTTCGATCTTGCGCGGCAGGCGCGCGATGGCCAGCGCGCGCTGCTGCATGGCGGCGGCGATCATGGCGTCGCGGTCTTGCATGTCGGCAAAGAGCCGCGCCTGGGCACAGAGGTCGCCCGCGTCGGCATCGCGCAGCATGGCGGCCACGGTGGCGGGTTTGAGGCCCGAGAGGGCCGACTCGTGCCAGGGCCGGGCGTAGCGGGCCACGCGCGCGGTCTGCGGCTCGCGCAGGGCCACGGGCCGGATGGTCTCGGTCATGCGAATACCTCCCCGCGCCCGCCGTATCGGGGCGCGTCATCGAAGTCCGGTTTGGCTGGACGGCGCGGCAGCGGCACGAAGCCGTCATAGGCCGGGGCGGCATCGAGGCTGGCCGAGACCGCCAGCGCCAGCGCCCAGAAGCGGTCGGCGTGGCCTTGCTCGCTGCGCTCGGCCACCAGGCGCGGCGCGCCGGTGGGGCCGGCCACCCGCTGCACGGAATGCAGGTCGGCGCGCAGGGCCGCGTTGCCGGCGGGCAGGCGCAGCCGCCGATCCTCCATCGCCTCCTTCAAGGCGGTGGCCGTGTCGAGCTTGCGCGCCTGGCTGAAAAGCACCCCCTCCACGCGATAGGCGCCGTGCCGCCGCTGCGCCTCCTGCACCGGCATCTCGCCCAGCCCCGTCTGGTCCAGCGCGGCGCGGATGACGCGGTATTGCCGCATCACGCGGTCGAGCTCGGCCAGCTGGGCGGCGAAGCTCGTCGCGCGCAATTCGATCAGCTCGCGCAGCCAGAGCACGTCGCCGACCTGCTCCAGCACGGCGATGACGGTGAGGTCGCCGCGCGCTGCGAAGTCCATGCCCACGTACACCGGGCCGCCGGTGTAGTCGCCGGGGGCGGCGGCATCCTCGCAGCCGTCGATGAGGTCATAGGTCAGCCAGGCGGTGGCCTCGTCGATGAATTGGCACTCGAACTCCTGCGCCCAGGCGATGGGGTCGTTCATCGCGCGCTTGAGTTCGTCCACGTTGCGCGGCAGGCCGTCCGCCACGGCGTCGTAGATGGTGACCACGTGCCGGGAAAACAGGCTGTCCGGCGCCGTCATGATCTCGTAGAACTTGTCGCCGCGTCCGTTCGGCGTCGAGATCACCCGCAGCTTGAGGTCGGGCCGTGACACCACGGGCAAAAGCGCCGTCCAGATGGCGCGGTTGTCCTGGTGGTGGGCGAATTCGTCGAGGATGAGGTTGTCGCTCATGCCGCGCGCGGTGGAAGGCTTGCTGGCAATCGCCCGGATGTAGCTGCCGCGGCTGCCGATGCGCACCACGTGCGCGAGCTCATCCACATCCAGCGGCTCATCCAGCGCCTCGAAGGCCGCGCCGATGGCGCGCAGGTGGAGCTTGACGCCGTTGTCCATCGCATCCAGCGCCCGGTCGCGCGAGACGGAGAGGATCGTCCAGCGCGACACGCGCCCGGCGGCCTCGGCCTCCAGCACGTCCAGCACCGCCTCCAACGTGGTCGTGAAAGTCTTGCCCGTCTGGCGGCTCCACATGCCGGCCTTGAAGCGGGATGTGTCGGCCAGATAGCGGCGCTGGTAGGGGTAGAGGATGGGGCGCTCACTTGCCATAACCGTCACCGAACACCTGCCGCATGACCGCATCCCACTCGCACGCCGGGATGCACACCCAGTCGTCGAGGATGTCGCGGTGCGCGTGCATGGCCAGCGTGTCGAGATGATCGAGCAGGGCGTCGGCGCGGCGCTCACTCTCCAGGAGCGCATCGGTCAGCATGGCATTCGTGCGCGCCGCGTCCTCGCGTGCCATCCGCGCGGCCTCGAGCGCCTGAGTAGCGGTCAGCCGGTTTGAGTCGAGCCCGGCTCTAAAGCCGCGCTGCCAGTCAGTCTCACCCCCCATACAACCCCCTCTTGATCCTCTCCAGCGTCGCCGCGTCCAGCGGCTCACCCGCCCCTCGGCCTCGGCCTCCAGCACGTCCAGCACCGCCTCCAACGTGGTCGTGAAGGTCTTGCCCGTCTGCCGCGACCACATACCGGCCTTGAAGCGGGATGTGTCGGCCAGATAGCGGCGCTGGTAGGTGTAGAGGATGGGGCGGGTCATGTGATAAGCTTCAGCGCATGAATCCGGCGCGCCTGTCTCGCATCGTGGCCGCCATGCCGCTTGGCATGGGCGCGGGGCTTTTCGCCGCGCGAGACCTGCGCCCGCTTGCCCCAAGCATCCATAAGCGAAGCGATCTCGACGCGCTGCGCGGCGATTGGCGCAAGATCGGGGGCGACTTCCGTGTCGCAGTCGAGAAATTCCAAACTGAAGAAGCCCACCGAACCCGCTGACAGCCGGGTCGTCGCGGCATCACAGCAGTGGTTGGGGCCGGTTCCGCCTCCTGCCGCCCTGGAGGGTTTCGAGCGCATCGTGCCCGGAGCCGCCGCCCGCATCTTGCAAATGGCGGAAGATGAGCAGCGCCACCGCCACGCCATCGAAGCCGCCTCCATGCATACCAAGCAAGAAACGGTTCGCATCACCGCCCGCGACAACCTCCTCGGCATGGTGCTTGGATTCCTGGCGCTGGCTGCCAGCCTGGGTGCCGCCATCTGGTCGGTCGCCATCGGCGCGCCATGGCAGGTGTCGGTGGCATTGATCAGCCTGCCGGTCATGATCGTGGCCGCCGAGCTGGTGAGAAGAAAACGCTGATCACCCGCCATACAACCCCTCCTTGACAACGCGCAGCGTCTCTGCGTCCAGCGTCTTGCCGACGCGCCCGGCCTCGCGCTCGATGGCGTCCAGTTTCGTTTTCACTTCTTCCGCCCACTTCTTTTGCCCGATGCTGGCGCGGCTGGCTTCGGCCACGGCGCGCGCGGCCTGGGAGAGGAGCTTGACCTGCTCTGCCGGGTCGGCGTCTTCGGCCTCGCGCACGCGCAACATCGCCTCGAACAGCGCCGACTGCACCAGGCGGATGACGGCTGCCGAGTGCTCGTCGGCGGCGTCGGGCGCGGCTTCGGCGATGAGCCGGGCGGCTTCGGCGCTGGCCTTGATGGCGCTCATGGTGCGCTGGATGCGCTGATCCGCGCGCCAGATGGCCGAGTGCGACAGCTCATAGCCCTGCGCCTTGAGCGCTTCGGACAGCGCCACGTAGCCGGGGTGGCTGCGGTCGGCCAGGGTCTTTTCCAGCCAGGCGCGCACCTCGGGCGGCAGGGCATCGACCTTGCTGCGGCGGGCCATCATGCCTCCCGACGGGCCGCCCCGAGGGAGGCATGCGCCCCCTCGGGGGGCAGCGAGCGCATGCGAGCGTGGGGGCGCACCATGATTACCACCTCGACGGGCGGGCGATGCCGGCGGGGGCGTCGGCCCGGTATTCGTACACGTCCATCCCGTGCGCGGTGAGTTCGGCGGACCACACGGGGCCGCGCTCGTCGATGGTGACCAGGCCGTGGGCCTTGAGCCAGCCCAGTTCGCGGCGCACGTCGGCGGCGCTGGCGCGCACCGGGATGTCGTGCGCGCAGGCGGCCAGCAGCGTCTCCAGCGCGCCGTAGGGGCGGGCGTGCCACAGGGCGGTCAGCAGCACCCAGCGCAGGGTTTCGCGCTCGGCGCGCTCGATGTCGATGGCCTGGCCGAGCGGATTAGCCATGGCGGGTCTCCTTGACGATCATGAGCAGCATTTCGTGGATGCGGTCGAGCTTGATGGTGATGGCCGACATGTCGCGGATGTGGTCTTCGCGCCGGATGTAGTGCAGCGGGAGTTCCGCGCGCAGGCCGGTGAGCTCGGCGTCGACGCGCCGGATCTCGGCGGCCATGGATTCCAGGCGCTCGAAGCGCTGGTCGATCTCGCGCATGAGCCGGTTGGCAAAGCCGCGCGCCATCAACGCCACGGCGCCCAGCAGCGCGCCGATGGCCCACACCGAGACCTGCCAGCGCATGAGGCCGGAGAGGATGTCACCTTCCATGCGTCACCTCGTCCCACTGCCGGATGGCGTCGATGCGGGCGCGGCATTCGCCGTAGAGGGCGATGGCGTCTGCGGCCCATCCGGCGATGTCGGCCTCGGTTGCGCCGGGATCGGCGGCAGCGGCGGCATCGGCGCGAGCAGGCTCGCTGGCGGGCGCGGGCAGGCCGCCGGGGGCGGCGATGGCGGCGTTGAGCAGCCCGCGAGCAGGGCCAGACAGGCCGCAGCGGCCAGCGGTCGGCAATCCATACAGGGTCTCCTTGAGGCGGCGTTGGGTGTCGGTGAGGCGGGTTTTCGTCGCCTGCAATGCGTGCACGGCGGCGCGCTCGGCGTCTTGCGCGGCGGCCAGAAGCCGCGCCGCTTCCTCGGCGGCGGCCTGGCGTTCAGCGGCATGGGCGGCCTGAAGGCGGGCGATGTCGGCATCGGCCAGGCGGCCCTTGAGCGCGTAGCCGCCTGCGAAACCGCTGGCCAGGCAGACAGCGGCCACCGCGAGCATGGGCCATGGGGTCACCCCGATCATGGTGTCTCCCCTATGCACTGCCGGTATTCGGCTTCGCGGCGCTTGACCAGCCCTGGCAGCTCGCGGCCGCCGGCGCGCGTCCAGCGCAGGATTTCCTTGCATGCGCCCGCGTAGTCCGGCGGGGTCTGCTTGAGTTTCTTCACCAGCGTGCTGCGGCAGAAGGCCGACGCGCCGATGTTGTAGACCAGCGACTGAAAGGCGGCCGCCTCGTGCTCGGCCAGCGGCACCTCGCCGATGCAGGCGGCGGCTTCGCGCCAGAGGCGGTTGGCATCCTGCGCCAGGCGCAGCACGGCACGCTCGGGGGTGATGGTGTCGCCGGGCCTGACCGGGCGGCCGTCTTCGTGGGTGGTGCTGCCGAACCCCACGGTCTGCACGCCTGCGCCGTCGTCGTAGGCCGTGCGGCGGTAGCCCTCCCAGCCGGCGATGCCGGCCAAGGTGAGCGCCGAGACGGTGATGAGGATGGCGGGCGTGCGCTGCATGGCGCAATCGTCGTCAAGCGCCGCCTTCGTTGGCAGTCTGACGCGTTTCAGGGTTCGCGCGGCGGTGGCTGCCGCCCAGACTGGCGGCCATGCAGACCCCACGCACATCACCCGCGCACCCCGCCGCCGAGCTGTCGGCCGGCGGCGCGCTGATGTCGATTCATGCCTCCAGCCCCTCAGTGGCCGCCGATGCCCCGCCGGAGTGGGTCGAGCTCATTCCGGCGGGGGCTTTTTCCGGGCGGGACGGGCGCGGGCCGTACCGGCTCGATGCCGAGGCGGTGCTGGCCGCGTTTGCCAAGGGCGGCATCGACCTGCCCATCGACTACGAGCACCAGAGCCTGGAGGCCGAGGCCAAGGCCGGTCCCGTACCGGCAGCCGGCTGGATCAAGGAACTCGAGGTGCGCGATGGCGCGCTGTGGGCTCGTGTGCAGTGGACGCCGCGCGCCGCGGAGCTCATCGCCGCGCGCGAGTACCGCTTCCTCTCCCCGGTGTTCCGCCACAAACAGGGCCGCGTGGTGGCTCTGGCCGGGGCGGGGCTGGTGCACTACCCGAATCTCGACCTCACCCCGGTTGCCAACCGACAAGGAGACGCCATGTCCGATCCGATCGATCTTGCGCCCATCGCCGAGGCCCTGGGCGCGCCTGCCGACGCCGACGCCGCGCAGCTCGTGGCCCATGCGGCCAGCCTGCGCCGCCGCGCAGACTCCCCCGACCCCGCCGCGTGGGTGCCGATGAGCCAGCACAAGGCCGTGGCCGACGAGCTGGCCCGTCTGCAAGCCGAGGTGGCCCGGCAAAAGGCCGAGGCCGCCGTGTCTGAAGCCATGCGCGCCGGCAAGCTGGCCCCGGCGCTCAAAGACTGGGCCATGGGCTACGCCAGCCGCGACCCCGAGGGCTTTGCCGCCTGGGCCGCAGCCGCCCCGGTCATCGTCAGCGCCCAGTCCGACGCGCACGCGGCCAAGACGCCCGAGGCGCTGACCGAGGAGGAGCGCTACGTCTGCGCCCAGCTCGGGCTGACCGAGGCCGACTTCATCGCCCACAAGCGCCGCATCAATAAGGAGTAACCCATGGCCATCATCACCCCCGCCCTGCTGTCCGGCCTGCGCACCGGCTTCTCGAAAGCCTTCCAGGACGCGCTCACCAATACCCCCACCGACTGGGAGAAGGTCGCCACCCGCGTGCCGTCCTCTTCCGCCAGCAACACCTACGCCTGGCTGGGCCAGTCCCCGGCCCTGCGCGAGTGGGTGGGCGACCGCGTGCTCAAGGACATGGCGGCGCAGGCCTACCAGGTGCAGAACAAGCTCTACGAGGGCACGGTGGCGGTTAAGCGTACCGACATCGAAGACGACAACGTGGGCGTCTATACCCCGCTGTTTTCTGAGATGGGCCGCGCCGCCAAGGCCCACGCCGACCAGCTCGTCTTCGGCCTGCTGGCCGCCGGCGAGACCACGACCTGCTACGACGGGCAAAACTTCTTCGACACCGACCACCCGGTCTACCCGAATGTGGACGGCACCGGCACGGCGACGCTCGTCTCCAACCTGCAAGCCGGCACCGGCCCGGCCTGGTATCTGCTGGACACCAGCCGCGCCTTGAAGCCGCTGATCTTCCAGGAACGCACCACGCCCGAGCTGGAGGCCATGACCTCCACGCAGGACGAAGGCGTGTTCATGCGCGATGAGTACCGCTACGGCATCCGCTACCGCTGCAACGCCGGTTTCGGCTTCTGGCAGATGGCCTACAAGTCCAAGGCCGCGCTGGACGCCGCGAACTTCAACGCCGCCATGGCCGCCATGATGCAGTTCCGGGCCGACGGCGGCCGCCCGCTGGGCATCAAGCCCACCACGCTGGTGGTGCCGCCCAGCTTGCGCGCCGATGCCATGGCGCTGATCGAGGCGCAGCTGACCACGGGCGGCGCGAGCAACCCCAACCACAAGGCGGTCGAGGTGATCGTCTCGCCGTGGCTGGCCTGAGGTGAGGTGACGCCGTGATCCGCCTCATCGTCCGCACCCGGCCCGCCCACGGCGACGCGCGGCGCTACCGCGCGGGGCTCGGCCCCTTCGGGCGCGAGCCGCTCGAAGTGGAGGTCACGCCCGCGCAGGCCGAGGCGCTGCGCGCCGACCCGGCGCTGCTGGTGGCCGAGGCGGACGGGGCAGCCGATGCGCCCGCGCCCGCCGCAAAACCCGTGCCGCCGCCCGCTGCTGCACGCACCCGGCGCAAAAACGGCGCTGAGGCCGCGAACGGCTGAGGTGGCTATGGCGGTATCACCCACCCCCAAAAAATCGCTCCACGGGCCTAAAAACCCGTTTGATGGGGTTAGATGGAGGCCGGCCGGATGAGCTATGCCGCGCTGACCGATCTGGCCCAGGCCATGCCGCCGGATGTGCTCACCCGGCTGGCGAGCGATGACCCGATGGCGACCGCCCCCGATGCTGCCATCGTAGCGGCGGCGCTGGCGCACGCCGATGCGCGCATCGATGCGGCGCTGGCTTCGGCTGGCGCGACGCTGCCCGACCCGCCGCCGGCGGTGATCCGGCATCTTGCCGTGCAGCTGGCGCGCGGCTGGCTCTACGCGCGCCGCCCCGAGGGCATGGACTATCCGGAGGCGATCCGGCGCGAGATGGAGGCGGCGCAGAAGATGCTGGATGCCATCGCCGCCGGAAAACTGCGCATCGGCGCCGCTGGCCACCCGTCGGGCACGCTGGAGGTGGTGCCCGGCAGCCGCGCGCGTGACTGGGGGATGCTCGCATGATCGACACCCGCGCCGTGCTCAAGGATGTGGCCGAGCGGCTGCGCGCCGCCATCCCCGAGGTGGAGGTGGCACTCACGCCGGAGCGGCCGCAAGCCTGGCGGCTCAACCATCCCAGGGCGGCCTTGCTCGTGGCCTACGGCGGCAGCCGCTACGACGATGCGCGCGATGCCGACCTGGTGGTGCAGGAGCGCGTCTTGCGCGTGCACGTCTACATCGTCGCCCGCGCGCTGCACGACGCCTACGGCGCGGTGCCGCTGGTGGATGCCGCGGCGGACGCCTTGCTCGGATTGCGCGCGACGAACTGCGGCCGCTTGCGGCTCGTCTCCGACCGCTTCGTGAGCGAGGAGGCGGGCATCTGGACGTATGAGCTCGTCTTCGAGGCCGAGACGCTGGCCATCGAGGATCGCGATCTATCCGCCGTGCCGCGCCTGGCGCGCGTGACGGCCGACTATGGCTTTGAACAGGAGACCTTGCCATGAAAACCTATCTCTACAACGGCCCGATGAGCGCCGCCACGCTGCCCGACGGGCGCGACGTGGTGCTCTATCCCGGCCAGACCGTCGAGCTGCCCGAAGACAACGCCTGGGTGCAGACCCTGGCGGCGCTGGGGCACCTGACCGAGCAGGCCGCGCCCGTTCGCCCGGCGCGCACCGCCAGGGACAAGGAGGCGGCATGAGCCCGGATTTCGTCTCGCGCCAGCGCGCCATCCGCCGCGCCATGCTGGGCGAGCTGTACGCCGCGCGCGCCGAGGGGCGCATCGTCTATGCGCGCGACCTGACGGCCCAGGCCGGGCAAGCGGAAGCCGAGGCGCGCTTCGCGCTCGACTATCTGGTCGAGGCAGGCTGCGCTGCCTACCGCGGCACCGCCGTGCACATCACCGCGCGCGGCATCGATCGTTTTGAACAAGGAGACTGACCATGCCAGCCAATTTTTTGCACGGCGTCGAGACCATCGAAGTCCTCAAAGGCCCGCGCCCCATCCGCCAGGTCAAAACGGCCGTGGTCGGCCTGATCGGCACCGCCCCGACCGGCGCGGTCAATGAACCGATCATCGTGCTCTCCGAGCGCGACGCCGCCGCCTTCGGCGATGTGGCCGTGAGCCGCGACTTCACCATCCCCGCCGCGCTGGACGCCATCTTCGATCAGGGCGCGGGCACCGTGATCGTGGTCAATGTGCTCAACCCGGCCACGCACAAGAGCGCCGTCACCGCCGAGGCGGTGACGCTGTCGGCCGTGACCGACAGCGCCAAGCTCGCCCACCCCTACGTGTCGTCGGTGGTGGTCAAGAACAGCGCCGGCACGACCACCTACGTGCCCGATACCGACTACGCGCTCGACGCCACCACCGGCACGATCACGCGCAAGCCGGGCGGGGCGATTGCCTCGGGCGCCGCGCTCAAGGTGGACTATCAATACCTGAACCCGGCGCTGGTGACCGCCTCCGACATCATCGGCACGGTGACCGCCGCCGGCAGCCGCACCGGCCTCAAGGCGCTGGATGACACCTACAACCGCTTCGGCTTCAACGCCAAGCTGCTCATCGCCCCGGTCTATGGCACGCTCGCAAGCGTCTCGACCGAGCTCATCAGCATGGCGCACAAGCTGCGCGCCATGGCCCTCATCGACGCGCCCATCGGCGTGACCGTGCAGCAGGCGGTGCAGGGGCGCGGCCCGTCGGGCAGCATCAACTTCAACACCAGCTCCGAGCGCGCCATCCTGTGCTACCCGCACCTCAAGGTGTTCGATCAGGCCACGGGCGCGGAGCGGCTGGAGGGCATGGCGGCGCGCCTGGCTGGCGTGATCTGCCGCAAGGACACGGAAAACGGCTACTGGTGGAGCCCGTCGAACACCGAGATCATGGGCATCACCGGCACCGAGCGGCCGATCACCGCGCGCATCAATGACCCGCAGTCCGAGGCGAATCTCCTCAACGAAAACGGCATCGTCACCGTCTTCAACAGCTTCGGCACGGGGCTGCGCGCCTGGGGCAACCGCTCCGCGGCCTGGCCGTCGATGACCCACCCGCGCAACTTCATCAACGTACGCCGCACCGCCGACGTGCTGCACGAGAGCGTGGAGTACTCGATGCTCCAGTTCATCGACTACCCCATCGACAACGGCCTGATCGACGCCATCAAGGAGAGCGTCAACGGCTTCATCCGCACGCTGATCGCGCGCGGGGCGCTGATCGATGGCAGCTGCACCTACGACCCGGCCAAGAACCCGCCCACCGAGATCGCGCTGGGGCATCTGACCTTCGACATCACCTTCATGCCGCCGACGCCCGCGGAGCGCATCAGCTTCGAGAGCTTCATCGACATCAACCTGCTGCGCGGTCTGGGCAGCCAGCAATGAGGAGCTAGATCATGGCCAACGTACTGATCCACCGCATCACCAATGCCAACGTCTATATGGACGGCTCCAACCTGCTGGGCCGCGCCGAGGAAATCCAGCTGCCGCAGGTCAAGGTCAAGATGGCCGAGCACAAGGCGCTGGGCATGGTCGGCACCATCCGCGCCTTTGCCGGCGTCGAGGCGCTCGAAGGCAAGATCAAGTGGGCGTCGCTCTATGCCGACGTGCTCAAGAAAGCCGCCAACCCGTTCAAGACCGTGCAGCTGCAGGTGCGTGGCTCGCTCGAGGAGTGGAGCACGCCCGCTGGGCGCAACGCGGAAAAGCCGGTGGTGGCCGTGATGCAGGTGCTGTTCAAGACCTTCCCGGCGGGCAGCTTCAAGCAGCACGAGAACGTCGAGGTCGAGACCGAGTTCGACGCCTGGTATCTGAAGCTCTCTGCCGAGGGCCAGGACATCCTGGAGATCGACGTGGCGGCCAACATCTACAAGGCCGGCGGGCAGGACATGCTGGCCACCTACCGCGCCAATATCGGGGGGTGATGAGCGATGAAGATCGACCTCAAATACCCCATCGACCGTCCCGACGGCAGCAAGGTGGCCAGCGTCACCCTGCGTCGCGCCACCGTTGGCGACTTGAAGGCCGCGCAGCGCCAGGCCGACAAGCCCGAGGACCAGGAACTGGCCTTGATCGCCCGTCTCACCGGCCTGGTGCCGGAGGACGTGGAGCTCATCGACCTGGCCGACTACAAGCGCATCCAGGAGTCCTTTCGCGGCCTGCTGGATGCGTGAGGACGACCTGTGGGCGGGCGCGGCGCTGCTGGCGCGGTGGTTCCGCTTTCAGCCGTCGGAAATCGATGCGCTGGAGGCGGGGGATTTTCTGCGCTGGGTGAAGCTGGCGCAGGAGCAGATCAGGGCCGAGATGAGCGAGTGATTCGCCCGGCCATGGTGATCAGTGCGTCGATCAGGAGGGCGACCAGCGCCACCGCTGGGCCAGCCAGCAACAGGACGAAGAACCCGCCGACCGCCACGATGATGAGCGCCGCGACGAACGAACCGCCGACCTGCCAGCTCCAGGCAAACAGCAGCACGCCGCCCAGCCATAACAGGGCCTTGGCGATGATCTCGGCGCGGTCGAAGTTCATGGAGCAAGCTTAGCATGGCCTCTGAAATCGGCGTCAAGCTCGTCATCGGCGCGGCGGTCTCGGGCGCGTTCCAGACCGTGCTGGGCGGTGCGCGCAAGACCGTGGACGCGCTGGGCGAGGCGGCGCGGCGGGTCGAGGCTCGGCACGCGCGCCTGGGCGAGGTCATGGCGCGCGCCATGACGCACCCGGCGCGGCCGCTGGCCGAGCTGCGCCAACGCTACGAGACACTGGGGCGCACGCTGGATCAAATCCGCGCCAAGAGCGACGCCTTGTCGCGCTCGCTTTCGCGGGGCGAGGCGCTCAAGGCGGCGCGCGAGCAGAAGCTATCCGCCATGCGCGAGACGGCAGGCGCGGCGCTGGCTGTGGGCGCGCCGGTCATTGGCTCGATCAAGGCCGCCGTGGGGCTGGAAGACCTGGTGCGCGACATCGCCATCACCGGCGAGATGACGCGGGCCGAAGAGGCCAAACTCTCCGCCGTGCTGCGCCAGACGGCGCTCGATTACAACCAGCGCGCCGCCGACATCGGGCAAGGGCTGCAAGCGCTCGTGGCCTCCGGCATCACGTCGTCCGACGAGCTCGCGCGCTTCGCGCCGGTGCTGGCGAAAGCCGCCACCGCCACGCGCGCCAGCGTGGACGATCTGTCCAACACCTTCGTCACGCTCAAAAACAACCTCGGCATCCAGGCCAACGAAGCGGAAAACACGCTCAACATGCTGGCCTACGCCGGCAAGCAGGGCCAATTCGAATTGCGCGACATGGCGCGTTGGTTGCCCAACCTCGCGCCGATGATGCAATCGCTTGGCGTCACCGGCAAGGAGGCCGTCGCCGAACTCGGCGCGGCGCTGCAAATCGCGCGCAAGGGCGCGGGCACTTCGGATGCGGCGGCCAACAACCTGCGCAACTTCCTCGCCAAGGTCACCGCGCCGGATACGCTGAAGGATTTTGAGAAGGCCGGAATCGATCTCAAGGCGAGCCTCATCCGCCTGCGCGGCGAAGGCATGACGCCGATGATGGCGATGCTCGAAATCATCCGCGACTACATGCGGCGGGTGGGCGGCGAAGGCGCGCTGAAAAAATTCGACGCGGCGGCCAATGCCGGCGACATGGCCGGCATGCAGGCGCTATCCGAATCCTACGGCCTGGGCGAGCTGTTCCAGGATGTGGAGGCGATGAGCTTCGTCAAGCCGGCCATCGCCAATCTGGAGGAGTTCAAGAAACTCAAGGCCGAGACCCTGGCCGCCGGCGGCCAGGACATGCTGGGCGAGGACTTCGACAAGCGCATGGCCGGCGCGGGCGAGCAGATGAAGCGCCTGGGCATCCTGGTGAACGACATCGGCCTGTCGGTGGGCGAGGCGCTGCTGCCGCCGCTGGTGGAGATCGCGCAGGCCATCGCGCCCGTCGCGCGCGCCGTCGGCCAGTGGGCGCGCGAAAACCCGCTTCTGGTCAAGACCATCGTCGGCCTGGGGCTCGCGCTCACCGCCGGCAAGCTCGCCGTGCTGGGGCTGGGCTGGGCGGTCAACTTCCTGGCGCTGTCGCCCTTCAATGCGCTCAAGACCGCGATCATCCACACGCAGGGGCGCTGGCTTGCGCTGCGCGCGCTCATGCAGACGGGGGCGTTCTCCGGCATGGCGGCGCGCGCTGCGGCGCTTGCCGGCGTGCTGGGTGGCGTGCTCAAGACGGCGCTCATGGGGGCGGGCCGCGCCCTGCTGTGGCTGGGGCGCGCGGTGATGCTCAATCCGATCGGGCTGGCGCTCACGGCGGCGGCGTTGCTCGTCTACAAGTTCTGGGGGCCGATCAAAGGGTTCTTCAAAGGTCTGTGGGACGGCATAACCGCTGGACTGGCGCCTGTGGTCGGCGCCTTCCGCGCCGCGTTCGCGCCGGTAGCGCCACTGCTCGATCCTGTGATTGGCGCGTTCAAGACCGTCATCGGCTGGGTCGGCAGGCTCGTCTCGGGCGTGGGTGATCTGCTCAAACCCATGGACGATGCGGGCGGCGCGGCAGAGGCGCTAGGTCGCCGCGTCGGGCAAGCCATTGCCAGCGCGGCACAGATGTTCCTGTCGCTGCCGGGCAAGCTGCTTTCGCTGCCTGGCGAGATGCTGCGCATCGGCGGCGAGGTCGTCGCCGGGCTGATCAATGGCATCAAAAACAAACTCGCCTCGGCGGGCAATGCCATCGAAGAGCTGGGCGAGAGCATCAAGAGCCGGTTCAAGGGCTGGCTGGGCATCAAGAGCCCGTCGCGCGTCTTCGCCGACTTCGGCCAGATGATCGGCCTGGGCGCGGCGCAGGGCATTGCGGGCATGGCGGGCGCGGTCGGCAAGGCCACGGCGGGGCTGGCGCTGGCGGCCACGACCGCCTTCCAGCCGGCGCTGGCGCTTCCACAGGTTATTGCGCCTGCCAGCGCGCCAGCCGCAACGGTGGAGCCGATCCGTCTGCCGGAGGTGCCGGATGTCGTGCCCGCATTGCATGCGACAAAACCCGCCGCTGGCGCAACGGCATCTGCCGCGCGCACGGGTGCGCCAGCCGCCATGCAGATCACGTTCGCGCCGGTCATTCACGTCAATGGCGGCGGCAGCCCGGCCGCCGTGCGCGAGCAGGTGAGCCAGGCCATGCAGATGAGCTTTGCCGAGTTCGAGCGCCTGATGCGCCGCTACGAGGCCGAGCGGCGGCGCATCGCGCCCGGCGGAGGGTGGATGTCATGAGTCTATACGCCGTGCTGGGCGAGACGGAGCTGGAGGTCATCCAGTGGCTCGATGGCTTCGAGACCAAGTTCGCCGCCGAGTGGCCCGAGCAAGGCCTGATCGGGCGCAAGAGTCTGATCCAGCACACCGGCTTCAAGCCCGATGAGGTGCGCATCGACGTGCTGCTGCACGCGCAGTGGTGCGACCCTGGCGCGGAGCTGGCGCGGCTGAAAGAGCGGCTGGACGCCGCCGAGCCGATGGCCTTCGTGCTCGGCACGGGCGAGTATCGCGGCGTCTTTGTGCTCACCGACATCGAGACCACCACGCGCCAGACCGATGGCGCAGGCGCCTTGATGGCGCTGGAGGCGCGCCTGACCCTCAAAGAGTGCGTGGGCGATCCGGCCGAGCCCAATCCGCCGGCGGTGCTGCTGCCCGGCTGGCAAGCGCCGGTGGCCGACGGCGTGGATGCGGTCGATGCGCCCATCGCGATGGTGTTCGCCGACTCGCCCGTGGGCGATCTGGCCGAGACGGTCTCGGCGGCGGTGGCAGGCGCGTCGCGCGTGGCCGAGGTGGCCGGGCAGGTCGCCAGTCTCGCGAGCCTCGCGCAGGTCGCGCCGGCGTCTGCGCTGGCGCTGGCGCCGAGCGTGGCGGCGTCGATCTCCGGCGCAGCGGATGCGCTGCCAGTGGCCGCGCTCTCCGGCGTGGCGCGTCTGGCCGATGCCGCCAGCGCCGCGCAGGCGGCCGTGTCGCAACTGCAAGCGGCGGCATCCGTGCTCGATGGCGCGGGGCCGGCCGACATCCTCTGGCGCGCCCAGTCCGCAGCCAGCGGCGCGCAATACGCCCTGCGCGCCCTCGAGGGCGGGCGGCAGGCGCTGGCGAGCCTTGCCGCCGACATCGCCATCCGGAGCGCGGTGGCATGAAGGCGCTCATCCACATCACGCGCGACGGCGAGCGCTGGGACGCCATCGCCTGGCGCTACTGGCGCGACGTGGCCGAGCTGCCGCGCCTGCTGGCCGCCAACCCGCATCTGGCCGCACGCCCGACGCTGCCCTCCGGCCAGCGCGTCGTCGTGCCCATCATCGAGCGGCGCGATGCTGCCGCCTCTGTCGCGAGGCTGCCGCCATGGCGTCGCTGATCCATCCCGCCGTCGAGCTCCTCTACAACGGGCGCGACGTCACCGCCGATCTCTCGCCCTACCTGATGAGCGCGGCCTACACCGACCGGCTCTCGGGCGAAGCTGACGACCTCGATGTCGAGCTGGCCAGCCCGTCCGTGCGCGACACCCGGTGGCTGGCCGACTGGTATCCGGACAAGGGGGTGACGCTGCGGATGCGCTACGGCTACCGCGACCGGCTGCTCGGCGACACCGGCGAGATGGAGGTGGACGAGATCGAGATCGCCGCGCCGCCCTTGAGCGTGCGCATCCGCGCGCTCTCCGCCGGCATCACGCGCCAGGCGCGCACCCGCCTGGGCAAGGCCTACGAAAACAAGCGCCTCTCCGAGATCATAGATATCGTCGCCAAACGCATGGGCGCCAAGCGCGCCGGAAGAATCGACCCCGACCCGCTGCTGGATCGCGTCACGCAATACCAGGAGGGCGACTGGGCCTTCGTGCGCCGGCTGCTCGGCGAATACGGCTACACCGTCAAGCTCGCCGACAACAACCGGACGCTGGCGGTGGCCAAGGCAAGCCATCTGGCCGAGCAGGAGGATGCCGCCACGCTCACGCCAGAGGTCATCACCGCCTGGCGCTACCGCGACAAGATTTCCGACGTGCCGCAGCGCGTCGAGCTCAAGCACCACGACAGCAAAGCCGCCGTCGTCTATGGCAAGGATGCCGCCACCGGCGAGGTCAAGCCGGTGGATGTGCGGCGCATCCACCGGCGCGCCCGCTCGCCCGAGGACGCCGCCGCGCAGGCCGAAGGCGAGGCCGAGCGCCACGCCGTGGACAAGACGGCGCTGGAGCTTTCGCTGCCCGGCGACCCTGCGCTCGTGGCCGGCTCGATAGTGCGGCTGGAGGGCTTCGCGCGCCTGGATGGCCGCTACCTCATCGCCGAGGCGCGGCACACCCTCTCGCGCGCCGGCTACACGACCGACCTGCAAACCCGGAGGCTGCCATGATCGAGACCCACGACGAGGCCGGCGTCACCTTGCGCTACGGTTTCGTGACCGCATTGGATGAGGCGGCCCACACCATCCGGGCGCAGATCCCCGACCTCGAGATCGAGACCTGGTGGCTGCCCGTGCTCACCATGGGTAGCCGCGGCGACCGCCACTACGGCCTGCCCGACATCGGCGAGCACGTGGCCGTGCTGCTCGACCGCCGCGGCGAAACCGGCGTGTGCCTGGGCTGCATCTACTCGCAGCGCGACCCGGCGCCCGTCACCGGCGCGCCGGATCGACACCACATCCGCTTTCGTGATGGCACCACCATCGACTACGACCGGCGCACGCACCGGCTCAGCGTCCGCTGTGTCGGCGACATCGAGATCGCCTCGGCCACGCGCATCATCCTGCGCGCGCCGCGCATCGACCGCGTCGGCGACGGCTGGGCCGCGCACTGCTGCGGGCCGGTCTGTCATGGCGGCGCGCTCGCCGCCGGCAGCCCAACAGTGTTCGTCAACGGCCGCGCCGCCGGGCGCATCGGCGATCCGGTCGATTGCGGCTCCGCCGCCGCCACCGGCAGCCCGGATGTGTTTGCCGACGACCTTTCGGCCTGAAGCCAATCAGCCTTCGCGCCACGCGCACGCGCGAGGATCATGGTTGCCATGATTGCGCCCGCTGCCGCCTCCATCCCGCGCCGCGCCCACTGGCAGCTTGCCCTGGGCGGGGAGGGCTACGCGCAGGCGCTCGACGATCTGCGCCAGGCCATCGCCATCATCCTGACCACGCGGCGCGGCAGCGACCCGCTGCGCCCGGAGTTCGGATCCGACATCTGGCGCTATCTCGACCACCCCATCGACCGCGCCCGCCCGCACCTCGTGCGCGAGGTCTACGCCGCCATTCGGCGCTGGGAGCCGCGCGTCAAAATCGAGCGCGTCAGCGTCGATCTGGATGAGGCGCACCACCTGCGCATTGGCGTGCACTTCACCGCCGCCGACGGGGTATCTGGCATGACGGAGGTGCGGCCGTGAGCGCCTCCGTCGAGCCGATCAAACTCATCGCCGACGACCCGGCGGCCATCGCCGCCGAGCTCAAAAGCGCCTACGAGACCGCCACCGGCCGCACCGTCTATCCGGGTCAGGCCGAGCGGCTGCTGATCGACATCTGCGCCTACCGCGAATCCCTGTGCCGCGCCGCCATCAACGAGGCCGCCCGGCAAAACCTGGTCGCCTTCGCCCGCGCGCCCATGCTCGACTACCTGGGCGAGCTGGTTGGCGTATCCCGCCTGCCGGGTGAAGACGACGAGCGCCTGCGCGAACGCATCCGCCTGGCCCCCGAGCATTTCTCCGTGGCCGGGCCGCGCCTGGCCTACCGCTACCACGCCATGACGGCGGACGCCAGCATCACCGATGTGGCTGTGCGCTCGCCCGAGCCTGGGCTCGTCGTGCTGCACCCGCTCACCGCCTCCGGTCTGCCTTCCGCCGACATCAAGGCGCGCGTGCTGGCTGCTGCCAGCGCAGAGGACGCCCGCCCCCTGTGCGACACGGTTAGCGTGCAGGACCCGGTGGACTTCCCCTACAGCGTGGCCGCCACCGTCACCCCCTACGCCTGGGCCGACCGCGAGAGCGTGCGCGCCGCCGCCGAGGCCGCCGTGACCGCATTCTGCGCGACGAAAGCGCAGCGCCTGGGGCAGGACGTGACCCGCTCGGCGCTGATCGCTGCGTTGCACGTGCCGGGCGTCAAGCGCGTGGCGCTCGCGCACCCCGCCGCCGACATCACCGCCGACGTGCACCACTGGACGCACGCCACCAGCATCACGGTGACCGCCACGGAGCCCGAGGATGAGTGACCGCCGCTGGTATCCGGACGTCATCGCTACCGACGAGCGTCTGGCGGCGCTGGCCGACCTCTCGGCGCGGCTGGAGTCTCTGCCCGTCGAAAAGGCGCTCACCCACCTGGTGGATGCGGTGGACGAGCGGCTCTTGCCCGTGCTCGCCTACGGCTGGCATGTCACCGACCTCGAAGGCTGGCGGCTGGCCGACACGCCCGCGAAGCGCCGCCAGCTGCTCGCCCGCGCCATCGCGCTGCACCGCAAAAAGGGCACGCCGTGGGCCGTCAAGCAGGCGCTGGCGGCCGCTGGCTTCGGCGCGCAGTCGCGCCTCATCGAAGGCCGCGCCATGCGGCGATACGACGGCAGCATCTTCGCCGACGGATCGGAGATCTACGGTGGCCACAGCTGGGCCGAGTATCAGATCGAGGTCGATCTTGGCGAGACCGCCGCGCTGGATGCGTCCACGCCGGACATCGTTGCCAGCCTGGCGCGCGAGCAGGCCCCGGTATCCCGGCATCTGACGCGCCTGGCATGGCGCGCGGACGTATCCGACACCGCGCCAAGCGCCGACGCGCACACCGCTAACGCGCACTGGCAGGGCGATGACCTGCGCCCTTGGCGGCGGTACTACGACGGCGCGCACCGCTACGACCAGGGCGTGCTGCTCACCTACAGCGGCCAGACCTTGGCCGACGGCACTCGGCTTTACCAGGGGTGGGCCGCCAACGACGGCCACTGGCGTGCGAGCGCGCCGGAGTCCGACACCACGCTGTCGCTCGCCTGGGCCGACACCGACCGCCAGCAGCGCTGGCCGCTGTACGACGGCGCCACGCAGGCCGACGGGCACACCGACTACGGCGAGGCCGCGCCGGTGGCCGAGGATGCCGTCATGCCCATCACCGTGCGCCGTCACATGCGCTACGACGGCCGCCACCGCTACAGCACACGCCGCTACGACGGCGCCATCACCGCCGGTGGCGCGGACAGCTACGCGAGCGGCATCGCCGCCGCGGGCGATGTCATCACCTACCTGGAGGCCGCATGAACTCTGTGCTGCTTGCCTTTGCCGCCATCCCGTGCGCTCTGATCGCTGCTGCCGTCCTGGCCGCGGCCAGGCGCCACACCGGGCGCGACACCACCCCGCTGGAGCACGCCGCCATCGCCATCGGCGTGCAGGCCGCATGGGCCGCGCTCACCGGCGACTGGTGGGCGGGTGCGGCCATTGGCACCGCCATCTTCGTCGGGAGAGAGCACGCGCAGTCCGAGTCGCGCTTGCGCAAAGCCAGCCTGGCGCGCGGCGACTTTTGGGACGTGCTGCGCGCCTTCCGCCCCGCCATCTGGCGGCGCGGCGACGTGCTGGATGTCGCCATGCCCGCCGTCGCCACCGTCGCCATCGCAGGAGCCATCCATGCACTTGTCTGACACCCAGCCGCTCGCCGGCGAGTTTCGCCTGGCCATCTACCGCGCCGGGCAGCTCGTCGAGGAGTTCGCCGAGCCCAACCTCATCGTCAACGGCGCGAAAGACCAGCTCGCCCGCCTGGTGGGCGGCGCGGGCACTGGCCGCCACATCACGCACATCGGCTTTGGTATCGGCACGGCGGCCGCCGCGCCAGCCAACACCGGGCTTTCCGGCGCGTTCTGGAAGCCGGTCACATCGGTGAGCTATCCAGCCACCGGCCGCGTGGCCTTCGACTGGTCGCTCTCCACCGCCGAGGCCAACGGCATGGCCATCACCGAATTCGGCCTGCGCTGCGCCGACGGCACGCTCTTCGCGCGCAAGGTGCGCGCCGCCATCCACAAGAGCGACGACCTGTCGCTCACTGGCACCTGGACCATCATTTTCTAAGGAGGCCCCATGGCAAACGTCACCGAATCGTCGGTGTGGGAATCCGGCATCTACCGGATCGAGACCACCGACCCCATCCTGGGCGGCGAAACCGGCACCGCCAACATCCAGGCCAAACAACTGGCCAACCGCACGCTGTGGCTCAAGGCCCGCGCCGACCAGGTGGACGCCGCCGCCAGCGGCTATGGCAGCCTGCAAGCGCGCCTGGCCGTGCTGCAAAACAGTGTGGAGGCCGTCGGCACCGACATGGCCGACATGAGCCATACCGCCATCATGCAGGCGCTGGGGCTGGCAAGCTTGGCAAACACCAGCATCGATGCGTTGCGCTACGGGCCCTATCAGCAGCAAGGCGAGCTGCTCATCCGCAACCGCGGCGTGGTGGGGGGCTGCGCGATTACCAAGTCCACCACGGCGGCGCGAAATCTGCACATCGCGGCCGGGCGCTGCTTTGCAGGCGGTAACGTCTTCACGGTGGCGCAGCAAGACAACGCCGCCAGCGTCCCGCCCAACACGGGAGGCACGGCAGTCATGGTCTCGGCCTACCTGTACCCACACAGCAGCGGCACTTATAAGCTGGCCGTCACCGCCATCGGCCAGTCTGTGCCGGACAACGGCATCGAAATCTACCGCCTCACCATCCCGGCGGGCAGCACCGACGCCACCGATCCCTATCTTGCCAACGTCACGCTCACCGACGTGCGCCGCATCGAGGCCGGCTACCCTGAGATGCTCGACAGCCCGCCGAGCGTGTCGCTGGCCTTTACACGCCCCATGCGCGGCACCGACTGGCGCATGGACATCGACGTGGTGTCGTCAACCGGCGCGCCCTGCCGGGCCGACCAGATCGTCATCACCAACCGCGCAGCCAACGGCTGCACGCTGTGGCTTGGGTCTGCCGCCGACGACGTGCGCATTCGCTGGCAAACCACCCGACTGCATGACTGATAAAGGAGCCTGACCATGCCCATGATCCACCTCATCCAACCCGGCGCGCGCGTCGCGCCCTTTGCCGTCACCGACGCGGCTCTCACCATCGGCGATGTGGTCGTGACCTTCGCTGACGAGCAGCAGGACACCTCCGCCGAGGTCGTCATCCGCCACTCCGCTGCGGGCTTTGCCGTGGGCAGCGATGACGGCGCCATCGTCGCTGTCGTGCGCATCCCGGCACGGCAGTATGTCGAGACTGAGGGCGGCACCGACCCCATGAGCGGCGAGCCCGCCAGCACCCGCGAAGCGCTGCCGCTGGATACCAGCGCCGTCACCATCGAACTTTGGCCCTTTGCTGGCTGATCTGATCAGGAGACCTGACCATGCCCACTATTTTCATCCGCGACGAGCTGCGCGCCAGCGTCGAGGCCGCCACCGGTGGCCTGTGCACCGTCCACTACACGCAATCCGGCCAGCCGAGCTATTTTCGCTGGATTCCAAAGTTCACGTTGGATGCCATCGATGCTTCGCTCGGCAGTGGCGTGCACCCGGCTTTTATCGTCGATGGCATTGAGCGCGACGGCATCTGGATCGGCATGTATCCCGGCGTCGTCAAAAACGGCGAGTTGCTGAGCCTGCCCGGCGTCGATCCGACCACATCGCGGCCCTATACCTATTTCGTGGACGCTGCCCGCGCTTGCGGCGCTGGCTTCCACGTCATGACCAATGCCGAGTGGGCGGCAGTGGCCTTGCTCACCGCCAAGAGCGGCCCCCAGCCGCGAGGCAACAGCAACTGGGGTCGCGCGCATGACGCCGCCTGGGAAACCGGCCGCCGCGTGGATGCGGGCACGCCTGGAACCACCACCGGCACGGGCCGCACGCTCACCGGCACCGGCCCGGTCACTTGGCGGCACGACGGCACGCCTGCCGGGATCGCCGATATCGTGGGTAATGTGTGGGAATTCGCCCCCGGCCTGCGCCTGGTGGATGGCGAAATTCAAATCCTCGCCAACAACGACGCCGCGACCGCCAGCCTGTTCGGCGACAGCGCTCCGTGGAAGGCCATTCTGCAAGATGGCTCGCTGGTTGCCCCAGGCACGGCTGGCACGCTCAAGCTCAACTCGCCCGGCGCGTCCAACAATGACACCACTGCGGTCAACCTCGGCGCTCCGACCATTGCCACCAGTGTGACCAACTACACCGGCCCGGCAGGGGATAGCAATCACAGCTACGACTTTTGCTACACATCGTTCGCCTCGTTGTCCGCCGCAACGGGTGTTACCGTCCCTGCCATCATGCGCGCCCTCGCGCTGGCCCCGCTGTCATCGCCGGCGCTTGCAGGAGGGTTCTGGATGCGCAACAACGGCCAGCGCTATCCGCTTCGCGGCGGGAGCTGGAACCTCGGCGCGAATGCCGGCCTCGGCGCGCTGTACCTGTATTACCCCGCGTCGGGCGCGTACGGCTACATCGGCGCCCGCCCGGCGAAGGTGTAATGAGCCACGACGTGACGGGTCACGAGCCAAGCGCCGCGCCGACGCGCGGCGCGCAACCTGCGTTGCCACAGGCGTATGTCGAGCTGGTATCGCGCTTGGAGGATATGGACGTCTACGTGCACCAGATCACCGCGCATTGGCCAAAAGCCGAGAGGCACGGACTGGCGGCCGACGTGCGCCGTCAGGTCACGCTGCTGCATCGGTTGGTGGCGGTGGCGTGGAAGCGCAAGTCCAAGTCCGGCGCACTGTTCGAGCTTGATGTCGAGCTATACGTGCTCAAAACACTCATCCGCAAGGCATATCGGCTCGGCTACATCAACGCCAACCGGCCGGCCGTGTGGATTGGGCATGCCGACGAGCTCGGGCAGCGCATCGGCGCGTGGATCCGTCACGAATCCTCACGGGGCGGCAGCGTATGAACGGCGGGAGCTGGAACAACGGCGCGAATGCCGGCCTCGGCGCGCTGAACCTGAATAACCCCGCGTCGAACGCGAACAGCAACATCGGCGCCCGCCCGGCGAAAGAACCTTTGGCCAGAAGCGGCGCGGCCACGGCTGCGCCGACCGTGCCACATCCTTCGGCGCTGCTGTCCTTTCCATGATGGATAAACCACCTGCCTCCGGCGCGGGCGATGCGCTGGCACCGGAGACCCTGTTCGATCGCATCGTCTCTTGGGACAACCTCATCGCCGCATGGCAAGAGGCGCGCAAGGGCAAGCGACAAAGCGCAGAAGTGCGCCTATTCGAAGCAGACCTTGAGGCCAACCTCGTCGGCCTGCACGAGCACCTGCTGCGCGGCACGTGGCGTCCCGGAGAACCGCGGCGCTTCTGGGTTCGAGACCCCAAGTGGCGCGAGATCACCGCGCCGCCCTTCGCTGACCGCATCGTCCACCATGCCATCGTGCGCGTCATCGAACCACTATTCGAGCGCCGCTTCATCCACGACAGCTACGCCTGCCGCGCCAGCAAAGGCACGCACGCCGCCGTCGATCGTCTGCACCGCTTCATGCGTGGCGCCGCCAGGCGATGGCCGAACGCTTACCTGGTGCGCTGCGACATCAGCAAGTACTTCGCCAGCATCCGGCACGATATTTTGATGCACACGGTGACGCGCGTGGTGCCGTGTCCGCGTGCACTGGCGCTGATGCAGTCCGTCATCGGTGGCTACGGCTTCGATGGCGTTGGGCTGCCAGTCGGCGCGCTTACCAGCCAGCTGCTCGCCAACGCCATGCTCGACCCGCTGGATCACTGCATCAAGGACGACCTTGGCGTGCGCGGCTATGTCCGCTACATGGACGATTTCGTCCTGATTGCGCACGACAAGCACGCAGCGCAGCGCCTATTGGCGCAGATCGACGGCTTTGTCTCGGCCATGGGCCTGGTGCTCAACCCCAAAAGCGGCATCTGGCCGCTCAAGCGCGGCTGCACCTTCTGCGGCTACCGTGTGCTGCCAACCCATGTAGCTGTCACCCAGGCCGCCAAGCGTCGCTGGCGACATCGACTAAGAACGACCGCCTACGAGTACCGCCGTGGGCGCATCAACCTCTCTCGCTGCCGAGAGACTGTCCTTGCCATGACCGCCGTATTCAAGCATGCCCGAGCGGCGCGATCTCAGGCGGCGATGCTGCGGTCTTTTACCCTATAGTGCACGCATTCCATGCGACGTGTTTTGTCGCGTGGAATGCGATCATGTCGCATGGAATCCGTGCACGCGTCGCATTTAATTTGTGCAAGCCCAACGAGAAGGAGTTTTCGCCATCGCCAAGCCAGATCCCGCGCTGATCGCCGTGCTCATCACCCGCGAGCACAGCCGCCTGTCGAGCCAGGTCAAGACGCTGGAGAAAGCGCTGCACGCGCCGTTTTCCGACAAGGAACATCAGCGCCTGATCCAACTGGCTGCCAACTGGCGTGCGCTGCTGGCCTTTGACGACGGCGCTCCGAAACTGGCCGATGCGCTGGAGGTGTTTATCGCCGCCTACCGTCAGCAGTCACCCGACCAGGAGAGGCTGCACGACGAGGTGGTCTTCCAAGCCGGCGTCTACCGCATGGGCCATTGGGCGCTGGTCAAGCACTTCATCCCCGGCGTCACCGATTGCCTGGACAACTTTGGCAGCGTCCTGCCCAAGCACCGCGATGCCTTCAAGCGCCGCTATGAGGCCGAGGGCAATCTGCCGGTCGAAGCGCAATCCCAGCTGCTCAAAGCCCAGTACGCCATGATCCCCAACCGTCGAGACCCGTACCGGCACGAGGAGCTAAAGCGCCGAGGGCTGGTCACCGCCGACGGCATCGTGCCCATGGGCGTGAAGGAGGCGCTGGCGTTGATCGAGAGGGAGGAGGCGCAGGCTGCGCAACCGGCCAAGCGCGGTGTGGTGGCGTGGGTGGCGGATCGGTTTCGGCGGAGGTGA